CGAAATTGTGGCTTTTGCACAAGACGCCCACGGCATTAAGGAAAACACATGAACACTTATGAAGACGACGAATTTAACCGCATCGAAATGGAAGCGCGTGTGCGCCAGATGACTGTACGTTATGCGCTAGAGCAACAAGGCTTACGAGATGACCAAGTAAACCAAGTGATGCGGCAACTGCCAGCAGTGATGTTTAAACCAGGCCCCATATTTTTTGTGACTGACAAAGAGTGGGCAGAACTTAACAAGGAGCAAGAGTGAGCATCAGTAAGCACAAGGAAATACGCGACCTGCTGCTTCAAGCAGAAGACGGCATGACCGCCAATGAGATTGCCGCAAGGCTGGACGCCGACCCCAATGCAGTACGCCGGGCGATACCAGACATGTACGGCGTCTACATTGACCGATGGGCAGTGCCTAAGCGCGGTCAGTTTAGCGCGGTCTATATGTGCGTGCCGATCCCAGAAGATGCGCCGCATCCGACTGAGCGTTATCTACCCCAAACCAATGCCAAAATGGTTTTGTGATTTGTTGTGGTGGCTGTTCACCGGCATTTCGGGCGTCATAATCCTTGCGCTAATAGCGTTGTGGCTACACGCTTATGCGTAGGGGCGCGTCAAAGCCATAAGTCTTGCATTTGTCATTTCAGCCCATTACGATTAAAGAGCAGCAAATTCGCTGTATTTAATTGGGGTTGTTATGTACAAACTTGAAATCGAATTGGGCTGGTTAGGTGATGGCAAACTGACTATTGAAACTCACGACTTTGACATCATTGAAGTTTTGAAAGAGTTTGTTGAGTTCCAAGAAGGCGAAGGCTGGGTTGGCGCTTGGGAAGGCACCGCTTTTGAAGACTTGGAAGACGAAGCTGAAGAAGACGAAGTTGAAGAAGAAGAAGAAGAAGAAGAAGAAGCGGCTGTTTAATCAATCACTTTTATCACACGGCCTCGGAATTCTATGGAATCGGGGCCGTGCGTCGTTACAAGTTCCGGCAGCAACAGATGGCCATTTACAAATGTCAGCACCGCAAAGCCCGACCGCCAGTTGAGTGACCCTTGCTCGGTATAGTCTTCAAACTGTGGCCCGTAGGGTTCTGCCAACGTGCCCGTATCAATTCCGTATCTCACGCCGTTATAGTCCGAAAAAGGCGTGACCTTTAGGCTGTGCAGGTGGCCGGTAATAATGTTTTTTCCTGACCAGATTGCGTTGTTATGGGTAGCGTGAATGCCGCCTTTGAATCGGTGCTTAACAATAGTTCCATCATTGATCCACACCGCCCAGCAGGGGTCCCAATTTGGAAAGTGGTCTTTAAGGGTAAAGCCTTTAACGTGTTCATATTGTGGCGCATTAGCTGCTAGAAACGTCTCAAACCTTGCGTCATGGTTACCTAGAGGCCACATCAATTTGACGTTGTAACGAGCTTCTTTGGCGGCTTCCTCAATGTATCCCATCGAAATGGTGCAGGCTTTAAGTTCTTCCATCACCGAAGGAGTCTTTTGCCAGCCAATGCGAGGATGACGGCTAATTCCAGCCCCATCAAAAATGTCACCGTTAGCTATCACCGCATTAGGTTTAAGCTCTTTAATGGCCCATAAAAGCCCTTTAAACGCTGTGCTGTAAATCCCAGGCCAAAAATGAGCGTCACTAAACACAATCACAGTGCCATTTAAAACACCAAGATTTTTTTGCTGTGGGTGAACATGGGCTATTTGAAGATGCTTAAATTGTTCTCTGTCTTGCGGAGCTTTAATGGCAATTTTGAGTTTGTTCTCAATGCGCCTACGCCGTCTGTTAAGACCTGATTGACTAATGCCAAGGATTTCACTTGCCTGAGTCATTGAATTGCTATTTTCGATAGCACTAATAACTTCTTGGTCTGTACAGATTCGCATCACAACTTCTTTCGCCAATAAAGGGTATCTTTGCAACCCCAAGGATTAGTAGGTTCAAACATTTTGAACCCACATGAAATTAGACTGTTTGCAGATGCAGGATTGAGTCGGGTATCACTTACGAGCCATTTCCATCCAAGAGCTTTTGCTTGTCTGATGCGGACGTAAATAAACTTTTTCTGTATGCCCTGTCCACGAGCAGAAGGAACAACACCTGCCCGACACAAATAACCACAATCAGACCAAGACACGCTGCGAACAAGCCCCGCAAAACCAATATCCCTGCCATCTTCAGAAGCAATCCACCAGCATCCAAAATTAGTGTCATACAACTTATCAAAAGGTAGGCAAATATTCTGAAGTTCCGACAGTTTTATCTGAACGGACTCTTTGCGAATATCTACACGCTTGAGCATGAGCGCATTAGACTGCGGCAGTAAGAATCTTTTGTGACAAAGCAAGACCTTTTGCATTTACTTCTTTGACGCGGCGTTCCCAGCCTTTGCCAAAAGTGCTCCAAGTTGGAAGTGCTTTGAGATACTCCAAGCGGTGAGCGCAGTAGTCGTTGATGAGTTGTTTTGCGTCTTTGCCTTTAACAGCCGCCAAAGTCTTTGGGCCGATACCACCATCAGGCTCGACGCCAACGCAAGACTGCAACCACTTAGCTGCGCGTCCGGGGCCGGAGTTAATTGCTGCGTCAAACACAACGTAGTCAACACCGATTGGCAAATCGTCGGCGCAAACCTTATCCCAGTATTTAGTCTTGTATAGCGGCATAACATCCACGGGAGTCAAGGCTCGCATGGTTTTTTCATCTACAGGCTTGCCACAATACTCTTCCCATGTTGCTTTAGTGCAACCAAGGTTAGTCATGCCGCCAGGGTCTTTGGGATTGTTAACAAAACCGCCCTCATGGACAAGAACGGCTTGTAAAGATTCAGCGTAATTTGATCTCATGTTCTGGCGACACCATTTAGCTTTTCAATTGTTCGTAAGCCACCAATACCAAGCATACCCATCAACACAGGCGTCATTTCAGATAGATCGGCTGGGGTTAAATTTAAAGGATGTTCAAAATATGCAGCCGCAAATAAAGCAATCTTTAATCCAATCCAGTTCCAAGCGCAAGCCGCGCCGCAAACCCAACCGATAAAGGGCCGCCAGCCGCTAACAAATACTGAGGTGCTGGCCGCCTCAACTTTATTGATTTCCAACTGCCCAGCCATAGCGGCCAATTCACCAGATTGTTGCAGTTTTATAAGTTCCAACTTAGCGCTTGCTGCCTGCGCGGGGTCTGGCCAAAGCCTGTCGATGACTTTGCCGCCAACATTTAACAAAGCTGATACTGGATCAAGGCTCATTTGTCGGCTTTAGTGTCTAGCTTATCAAATATCTTAGCCAACATTTCTTTTACTTCGTAAATGTCATGGCGGTAATCGTCCTTGGAAACGTAGTTAGTAGGCATAGCCCTTACATCCATGTCCAATCGTTCGATTGCCTTGGTAATGTTGTTTAGTACCCAGCCACCAAGAAAAGCAACCAAACCTAGTGCAATATTAAAAAACTGTTGAGCTTCCATTATTGTGCCAATGCGTTTTGGTTTTCGGATTGAGGAGCAAGCGCGTTTGTAGGCGCGGCAGGCATCGCCGCTGCGCGGGTGACAACAGCGCCTTTTACGCCCAACAATGAAGGGTTGTTGAGCAATTGAACAATTTTATTTCGTTCAGATGCTGGTACTGATTCCAACAAATTTGCAGCAGTTTGAGGGTTTTGCATAGCGTCCGACAATGTTTTTGTTGTCTTGACACCTAAGCGTTTTTCTAACTCACTGATTGTTTTGTTGCCTATGGTGGCCCACACGTTTACAAGAGAGGGAAGACGAAATATTGATGTATTTTGAGACACCAAAGTAGCCAACGCTTTTTGTCCTTGAGTAGCTTGCTTGTCGGCAGCAACGCGATCTAAATGACTAGACGCTTGTTTGCGAAGCACGTCCATAGTGCTATCGGCCAGTTCAAGCGCAATGTTGTAATTGCCGGGGCCAAGAATTTTCTCTACAGTGTCGGGTGATTCGTTTTGCACCAATCGCACAAATTCGTTTTTGTTATTTTTAAACAAATCAAGGGCTTCGCCCGTTAATTTTTTTTCTGCAATGTTACGCATACCTTTAGCATGAGTTGCCAAATAGTCACGCCAACCAGCGCCGCCAGCCGATTCAATAGCATCATCAATCAAAGGTTTAATGTTTGACATTACGCCTGCGGCCAAATTACGTTGAGTGGTAGCGTCAGCGCCTGGCCGCAATTTGGCAATTGCAGCATTGATTGCATTTTTACGAATGGCCTCTAAAGCCTTGGCATCAATAATTCCACCTTGATTGGTCCATTTAGCTATGTCTTCTGCAACTCTTTGAACCGAACCTTCCACCAAATCATTCCCCGCAAAAGATGGATTTTGCAAAATGTTGCTAATTTTATTAACAAGCGGCGCGCCTTCCAAAGGTTTAATCCCAGCAGAGCGCAAAGCATCTGCCGCCGCTTGAGAAAATCGCGCACCTTGTCCAAGATCAAGTGACGCATTGGCAGCTTTCGATGCCCATTCATCAGACATTTGCCCCAATTTACCTGGGTAAGTATAGGTGGCTGCCCATTGATCTGAAAAACCAGCTTGAGACTTAGCTGGCGCAAGACGAGAGCTTGCAGGAAGCCCCGCTTTGATCACCTCTAACCGCGCAGCCGCAGCAGCATGATCTCCCAAATCAATTAAACGGCGCACTTCTTGTACTTGGGCCGCAGCTTCCGCGCTAAGTTTGCCCGCTTGCGCTTCATATTCAGCAACTGCTTTGCCCAAATCTGCACGATTTAACGAAGATTCGCGCATAGGCGTTGTGATTGTGTTTAAATTTTTCTTGGCTAACTCATTTGTAGCTCGGACATCGGCAGCGGTCGTGCCGCCTGCAAGTTTTGCAAGTTCATTAACCGCTTGCTTTTCAGTCATAGTCCCTAGTTTGCTCAAGTATTGAGCGCCTTCAGGCGTAGACTCCAAAGAATCTTTTACAAGGGCTTGAAGCGCAGGGTTTTCAAATTTGGCAAGAATCTGAGCAATTCCAACGCCGGGCGGCGCGTTACGCAACGCATTTACTACTTCTTTAAGATCAGTGCCTGCCGCTTGTTGAACAAGGTTGGCTGCGCGATTTTGCGGCATGGTTTGTAGGTTTGCAATTTTGCCTCCAACGTAACCGAATGCTGGGCCAGCAAACGGCACCACGCCGCCAACAACTGCTCCGGGCAACGCTTCGTCAGGGTTGATGATTGCTGAAGATGCGCCGCCCAAAGTTGCGCCGCCTGCTGCGCGTGTAGCCAAATTTCCTTTAGAAAAACCACCAGTGCGAATGGCTTGAGCTAAAGGCGCGGCGGCAGGTATTGCCTTTAACGGTGCAGCGATTGCCATCCCCAAGGGGCCGGTGCCCAACATTTCGCCGCCCAACTCACCTGCACCCGTAGCCACTGGATATTCTTGTTTAAATGGGGCTACTCGCGCTTGTGTCTCAGCTTGACGGCGGGCTGCGTCTTCAATTAAAGCTCTGCCAGTGTCTGTTGCGCCCAAGGCTTGCAAACCTTTACCAAGCAATTGTTGCCCACCAAACATGACGTTACCGCCGCCTTTGATAATGCCTTCTGTTGCCGCTTGGATAGGCGCGCCAATTTCTTCCATGACGCCGCTAATACCAGTCAATTTAGGTTGTGCTGGTGTGCGAGGGCCAGGGATGCCCGCGCCACCAGGCGCAGTCTGCATCTGGCGAATAGCGTCGGCAAATGCTTTGGCGTCTGCGGTGTTACCCGCAGCGTCAGCCTTGATCAACGCCGCGCTAAGTTGTTCAAGTGTTGCCATGATTATTTGTACTTGTTAAGGAGGGCGTCAAGGTTAGGTGCAACAGCAGCAGCGCCAGCAGGCGCGGGAATAACGCCCGCGTTTACCATGCGATTTTTCGCTGCGGCCCATCCAGCCAATCGTTCAGCAGATGTTTTCATTGGGTTAGAAACATCACCTAACGCGCCCACAATAAAGTCACGGTCGGTGTTAGATATACCAGCACCCAATTTGCCACCTGCCAGATCGGTAGCAATTTGGTTGGCTGTACCTTCCAGCGCAGCAATTGCTTTGCGACCTTCTGTGGATTTACCAAAGAAAGCAAGCGCTGCTGCTGTTCCGGCTTGCAAACCGCCACTGGTTGATTTTTCAATCAATTTAGAAATATTATCTTCACCAGTTTTTGGATCATAACCGGCAGATTTCAAAGCCTTAATTGCGGCTTGTTGATCTTTAGTTTCTTGAATTCCCGCCACAGGAGTAAACGTGCCTTGTGGATTTGCTTGCGTAGGCGGGGTAATAAAACCGCCAGTTGCGGGGTTAAATACAGGCTTAGTGGCATTGGCTTGTGCCAAAGCCAATTGGCTTTGATTGACAGCTAAGTTACCTTGTGATACGCCAAGTTGTCCTTGTGCAATTCTGTTGGCTGCAATTTGAGCAGGCGTCATTTGGAACGCTGCTTCTGTGCCTGGCACTATGGTGGCCGCGCCGCCCAAACCTGGGGTTTGAACAATACCTGTTGGGCCGACATTTGTTACCGGCTTGTTCATTTCCATAAACTTCTCAGTACCCAACTTTGACTGATTGATCAATTGAGCAAAAGACGCAGGGCCTTTTGCAATTGCATCTTCAATTCGTTGGCGCGATTGCGCGGCTGTAACACCCCGCGCTTCCAGCATAGGTCCTAGAATGGGGTCCTTATGGTTGGCTTCATGCCATGCAAGATATTCCGCAGGCGCATTGGGATCGGTTGGGTTAATCGTATCCAAAAACTGGCGCGATTGTTTTAATTTAGCGTCGCCTAACTCAACAATAGCTTTTTGTTGTGCTGTTTGCGCTGTTTCTTGTTGCATCCGTGCCGTTTGAATGGCGGGCAACTGAGCGCCGCCACCGCCAGCAGCTAACAACCCTGTCAGCTTGTTGTAGTCAATCTTACCTGTGGCTTGATCAGTGGCTTGCATGTATGCGTCAGCCAACATGTTTTGCGTTTTTTCAGCGCGTTGTGCGGCGCCAAGCTGATATTGCGCTAATTGATTTTGATTTTGGGCGTTTTGAATTTGCGCTAATTGACCGTATTGTGCCAACTGGTTGGGTAATTCAAGTGGCTTAACGCCAAGTGCGATGTTGGGATCAAGTGCCATGATTAACCTCCTGTAAAGTATGGATTCATAGCCGCAGTAACATCAGCGTTAGTCATGCCGCTTCCTTGATTGCGCAAAGCATTTACCAAATTGTTATTGCTGGTATAGTTAAGGTAAGTGCCTAAGCCACTAGTGATTGCATTAGCAGAACCAACTTGCCCCGCCGCTTGTGCAGCAGCACCGCCAGTCAAATAATTGCCCATAGTGGCGGCATTTTGCGCTCCAGCAGCACCTGTAAAGTTAGTGGCAGACTGACCAACACCAGCCAACGATTGCAATGGATTCAAACGAGCATTACGTTCAGTCTGATAACGATTGAATGCGTTTTGATATTCACCAGACGCTGAGTTTTGCGCGTAATCTTGCATTGCCTTGAGCGACGTACCTGACACCAAACCGCCACGGCCACCAGCACTATGCGCCATAGCACGCTGGCCTTCTGACAATCTAAATTGATAGCCTGGGTCTTGTTGAAACTGGCTCATTCCAAATGGCGTGTAATTTGTTGCCAAGGGAACCAATTGATTTAAAGCAGTTTCACCCGCAGCACGCCAAGGCGCTTGATCTTCGCGGGTTTGGTAATATTGTGCGTTTGAAAGATCAGATGCGCGGTTAGCGGCATTGGCTTGTATTTGTCCCGCGCTACTCGCCGCCCTTGAGCCGGCTAACGCGCTGCCAGCCGCCAAACCAAGCATTCCACCAGTAGCTAAAGTTAAGCCACCAATCCCTGCGAATCCCGCCGCCGCACCAGCAGCCGCAACTAAGAATGTCATGTTAATTCCTTCACTTTAACTTTGTTTCCTATGCTAAACATAGATTTTAAATCATGCTCAACCAACTCAATTTCAGCGTCTTCTACGTTGTCGGATTCTACTCTGTGAAATGTCATACATACCGCATCCGTCAAGGCATACACTGCGCGTTTTGTGCCTGGTTTACTACAAAGCAAATGCGGCCCAGTAACTTCTTGAACACCATCATCTGTAGTAATTGCCAAAGTTCCACTAGCAACAAGATAAAAATGTTCTTTTTTATGAACCTTGCCGACAATCAAAATGCCCGCATGACGAAACACCTCGCGGCAATACATGCCACCATGAAAATAATGTTTTGTCAAGGGTTCGTATTGCGGCAATTTTGATAATTCGACTTGCAAGGCTTTTACTTTATCAACCATTGACACTGCTGGCGCAACCTCAAACCCTTTGCCGTAAGTCACTCGCATTCGTTACTCCAGCAACAAGTTGTTATTTGACGCAGCTTGCATAATTACCCAATTAGTGCCGTCAGACACCATTGTCGCCCAATTCCCGACAACTGCCAAGAGGATTGCCGTGCCAGCCGTTGTACTGTCGATCGGCACAACATTACTTGAAGCTGACACAAGCAATTGCGCTTGCATGTTTTTAAATATCAACTGGCGTCCGACCCAAGACGCTGCGGCGGGCAAAGTTACTGTGCAAGTTGAGCCAGATTTATTGTTGATCAACCAGGCTTCGCCAGTGGCCACAGTAAAGTCAGCCGTTTTGGTAACCGGTGCTGATACGGTATTGATCGCAGGCGTTGACCATGTGGGTGTTGACGCGCCATTAGAGACTAAAACTTGCCCTGCACTACCCGCAGCAGTAAATGCGTAAGCAGTGCCACTGCCATAGGCAATAGCACCAGCAGTAGGAGTAGCCGTTCCATTTGTGCCCCCGTTGGCAATACCTAATGTGCCGCCCAAGACTACAGCGCCGACAGCGGCCGCCACAGGGGTTAGGCCAGTTGTGCCGCCCGAGAACGACAGGACGCCCGTGTTGGCAATCGTGACGTTGCCGGTGGCGCTAGACACCGATATGCCCGTGCCTGCAATGTTAGACAGCACGCCAATGTTAGCCACCACAATTGTGCCGGGGCCATTAGTGACCGAGACGCCAACGCCTGCGCCCAATGTACCAAGGCTGTATGCGCCGTTATTGCCAATCAGCAGTTGGCCGTTGGTGGGCAGTGTGCTTAACCCTGTGCCACCGCTAACAATTGGAATAACGCCTGTACCAGAACCCACAATCGTGTACAGGTTGTACAAGAACATGTACCACTCACGCGAGATTTTTCCCGTGTTTTGATCTAGGAAATCAACACGGGGTGCGGTGATTTGGTTGTTAGCTGCGGCCATTATGCGTTCGTTGGTGAAGCAATAATTTCAGCACCCATGATGTCAATCTTAACGGGGTCAGTGCCTGATATTTCATACACCCGATCGCGCAGCTTGAGCGTCATACCCAAGCGCCGCCAAAAGACGCGCTTATAGTATTGGCCGATCTTGCCCATATAAGACCAATGCTCATTGGACCACGTATGGCCCCCGTCATCTGAGAAACGCAGCATGACGGCAGGGTCACTACCTTGGCCATCATTTAGGCCCGTACCGGACTCGCATTCAAGCTGCAACGTGTGTTGGGCTGTACGCTTGAGATTGTTTTGACCAGTAGGCAGCGCACGCCACGAACGCAGCCACTTTTGGGGCTGGCCGTTGTCAGCATAGACGCCAAGGTCCAACGTGTAGATGTTGCCGTTTTCAAAGTCGCCAACAATGATGTTGCCACCAAAGTTGCATTGGCAGTTACTACGGTGGCGTGTAAACGCGCCGTTTACAAACCCAGCACGTTCATGCCAGGCTTGCGTGGCCACATCGTAGACCCAAGTGGCGTTGGCCGATGGGAAAGTCAGAACGTAAAAGCTGTGGCCTTCTTCTTGATACGTGTAAGCCAAAGCATCTGAGATGTTGCCGTACTGTGCGATAGCGTACTCAATGGCGTGCGTTGACACACGGGCTGCGGCATAGCCTTGCGCTCGGTAAACAATGCCTTGACCACGGGCGTCTGTGCCCAGCCAGAACAGCGTATTGTCGAGTTTAGCAACAGTGAATGAGGCTACGCAGCCAATCTCGTTAAACGCGCCTTGGATATTGGTCAGCGGGAAGTTGGCTAACCCAGCGTTGTACCAAACTTCAACCGAATCCGTACCAAACACCCACAGTTGGCGGTGGTCTGCATTGACAGCCACAACACCGTCGGGCGAACCGTCAGCCGACGCAAAGTCTAGCGCGTTAAACACCAGTGGGTAGATGTAGTCACCGTTGTTTGGGTTGACCGTGTCCACGCTCCAAATACGCTGGCTGTTAGGTTCATTAAACACAAACAGGTTGTCGATATACGAGACAGTCACAGCGCCAGGGAAGTTGGCATCTGTAATCTGGTTGAATTCGCCCGTTGGCTCGTAATACGTGTAGCTGGGGCCGTTGCAGGCAAAAAAGATCACTGCGCCGTTGTCGGCGATAGACACGGGGCCAGTGCCCGACACATTGCCAATTTTGATAGGCGTAGCAGTTGTGCCGGTCAATCGGTAAACCTCAATGCCCGACACAACGTAAAAGTCGCTGCCGTTGGTTTGGTGCGCCCACAATGCACGGACAGGGCCAGTGCCCACCGTCTGGAGAAAGTTTAGCCCTGGGGCGCGGTTTAAAAATGCAGGCTCTGTACCGCCTTCTGGAATAATCTCGGGGAATAGATTAATCATCCGGTTGTCTGCCGCATTGACAGACCGGGCAACGTAAGCACTTCCAAGTATGAGAGACTTCATAATGAGTACTTAATAGTTGCCAGCATAGACGTTAAAACGCTGGCGTGTGGCAATCATGGAGTACGGCATCGCCATCACATCGTCAGGGTTGTTGATGCGTTTGAGATCGCGTTTGCTGGTCATGGCAATGCGCTGCACTTGTGGGCTTGGCTCAACGCCAAATTCAGGCGCAAACTCCATCGCCAAGTTGTATGTGAACGCACGCAGATAACCTGGCGGGTAATACAAAACCGTAGACAGATCAGCGGGTTTGTTTAGTTCTTCAACTGAGATGAAGTGCCACACCATGTCTTGAGTTGGGCGGGGGTAGATGAACATTTCAATGTCGGGAAACGACATGTTGATAAACATCACTTGAGGGTATGTAGACGTTACTGTCTTAACCGCGATGCCATCATACTGCTGCTGGTTAATAAACTTAATTCCATACGACACGCCGTTGGGCGCTACAAAGTATGTGGCGTCATCAAGCAAAATGGGGCGGTTGCCCACAAAGTCACCCGACGGGCCAAGCGTGCGGCTAATCAGGCCAGAGGGCCATGTGAATACTTGATCTTGGGTGGAGAAGACAGCCAATCGCTCAGTGTTCCAACTGTCAATCATTTGGTTGAGCGCCATCAAGGCGTCTTGAGAAGTAGCAGCAGACGGTGTTTCACCTTCGGCAAGCACGCCGAGCAGTCTAAGTGCCCGATTGATTTGTTCGCCAGCGGTGTACGTGGTCATGCTCAGACTCCTTCAGTTTCCACCTTACGGGTGTATTTGCGCTTTACAACAAGTGTGTTGGCCGCTTCTTCAGAGTCTGAAGGCGTATCGGGATTGTAGCGCACC